GTTGTTGGTTCTCTGCATATTGTTCGCCAAAATGAAGTCAAATACTTAAGTTCTTTACCTTATGGAAAAAAGAGAATAAATAACTAAAAAGTATGTCTAATGGCAGATCTGAATAAAACAGATGTAGAATCTAAAACTTTTAGTTTAGAATTAGATACTGGTCAGACTAAAAAAGTTCCTATTACAAATAGGAGAGGTAGAACGACTGGCGAAAGAAGTGAGCCAATAACAATAAAAGTTCCAAAACTATCTACAATATCTTCATACGATGTTGCTGAAGATGGCACAGTGAGTAATGTGAATTCAATCGTTAGGCAAGTAATAACTAAAGCGGAATATGATGCCCTACCAAATGATGTAAGGACCACTCAAGAGAAGACAATACCAGCTGGTGGCACTACTATTTCGAGAACAGAATACTATGCAATACTTGCAACAAGAAACGGAGAAACAGGTAAATATGCATACACCGATGCTGTTGATAAGGTATTTGTAAGTGCAAGAGATGCTAATCTTTTTAAAAGAGATATAGCCAAAGAAAATAAAGGAGAAGCAAGTTCAATTTCAACAGTTTCTGCTGCTACGCAACAAGCAATTAATCAAGTAGAAGGATTAAAACCAGGCAGTCCAAAAAATAGAACAGGTTTATCTCCAAATGGTCTCACTGCTGTAGACACACCACCAGAACGACTAGATTTTAATAATTTTAGTGGTATTGGAGGAAACCTTGATACTAATTATTCATATGAAGATAAAGACAAAAAGATAATAGCAGATTTAAGATATCCAATAGATCTTAATGATAAGCAAGATCGAATCAAATTTTCAATGTATGAATATGGTGCAAAAAAGTTATCAAATGCAACAAATTATGATAACAAAGCTGTTGTAACTGGATTTGGGGAAAGAGACTACAAACCTATTACAGGAACGGTGACACTTCCAATACAAGGAAAAATAACAGATAGTAATGTTGTAAATTGGGGAGAAGGAACGATAGATCCATTGCAGACGTATGGTGCAAAAGAATTAATGTCACTTAATGTAAATGATATTGCAAAGTCTTACGATAAGGTTCTAGGTAATATACGAACTCTATTTAAAAATCAAGGTGCTATGGGCGATCTTGGAACATTTCTAAGAACATATTTTGTTGAACAAGCAGTTCAATCTAAAGGTCTTTTATCTAGAACAACTGGAGCAATATTAAATCCAAATGTCGAACTTCTGTTCCAAAGTCCTCAATTAAGATCATTTAATTTTTCTTTTTTCCTTTCAGCAAGAAGTGAAGAAGAAGCAGAAAGGGTTAAAAGAATTATTAGATACTTTAAGCAAGGGATGTCTGTAAAATCTACTGCTACGGACATATTTTTAAAGGCACCAAATATTTTCAGAATTGAATATGTATATGGTGGTAATGGAAACACCCATCCTGGATTAAATAGAATAAAGGAATGTGCTTTAAAGACCTGTAATGTTGACTATGTTCCAGAAAACAGTTATATGACCTTCGAAGATGGAACTATGACTGCATATTTGGTTTCCTTACAATTCCAAGAACTTGAACCTATTTTAGAGGATGATTACAGAGGAGATCAAGAAGGCAAAAAATCAGTGATTCAAAAAAACGAAATAGGTTACTAAAATGGCATCTTACTTCAGACAAGTTCCAAATTTCGAATACATCAACAGAACTGCTGATAACAAGGCAATTTCTGATTATGTTGAAGTAAAAAATCTTTTCAAAAGAGGAAAACTTCGTCCAGATATTTTTGGAAACTTAACTTTCTTCACAAAGTATAGTATTATTGGCGATGAAAGACCCGATAATGTTGCATACAAAGTTTATGACGATTCAACTTTAGATTGGGTTATTTTATTATCAAATAATATCCTGAATATTCAAACAGAATGGCCATTGCCACAAACATCATTTGATCAGTTTATGTTGGATAAGTATGGTTCTTATGATGAACTGTATAATGGTATTCATCATTACGAAGCAAATGAGGTTAGAAACTCTGCTGGAGCAGTTATTCTTAAGGAAGGAACACATCTCCCAAAAACTTGGAGAAGTAATGGCAATTTTATTAAATTAACAAATAGCAAGATTAGTTTATTTTCTGGAAATGGTGTAGTGCCATCAACTACAGTAATTGCAACACCATCAAGTGCTGTTAATGGAATAAAAGTTGGTTCTGAAGTTATTATTGATAATATATCGGAAGCAGAATATAATGGTCGTTTTATTGTATCAAAGATATACACACCATCTATTGATAGCACTAATGTTGTAGCATTTGAATATGAACTTCCTTCCACACCATCAGTAGCAAATCCAATGCTTATTCCTACAGGAAATGAGCAACTTTTATTTGATTCTGATATTGAAGGCAATTCTTACTATTTTGAATTTTATGATGAAGATTTGGGATACTATCAACTAGTTTCATCAAGTTCTTTAGTCAGAGAAGTTACCAACTACGAATATGAATCTAGATTAGAAAACGAAAAGAGAAACATTTATATTCTAAAACCAGAATACCTGAATATTATATTCAATGATATTGAAGATATTATGCCATATAAAAAAGGTGGGGCACAGTATGTGAACCCCACCTTGAAGAAAGGAGATAATATTAGATTATACGATTGTTAATCACTCTTCAGCAAGACGCTGGAAGTAACTCAGAGCATCATCTTCCTCTTCGGAGTTAGAAGTAGTTTCAGATGAACTAAGATTGTTCAGTTGATTCTTCAGTTCACTGGGAAGTTCAGACTTACTACGCTGATAAGATTCTTCCAGTTCTTGCATCACATTTTCTTCACGGGAAGGAGTGCGTTGCTCAAAACTAGAATACTCTTCTTCTTGCTCACGAACTGCAGCACGGGGAGAAGACTTCTGACCCAGAACATACTTCAGACGCTTATCTAGGTCATCATAAGACTTAAATTGATCTGCAGAAACCAGAGCACTTAGAGAATACTGCTTTTTCCACAGTGCTTCCAGTGCATCATCATCGTCAAGAAGAGGTTTAACACGGTCAAACTCAGAAGAGTCATAGTTCCAGTATCCTGCAACTTTCTTCAGTTTCAGTTTGAAGTTAGCACCACTCCAGAAATCAAAGGGGTTGATAGGTTCTTCATCTTCAAACTCGGGTTGCATTGCAGCAAGAATCTTGTCAAAGATTTTCTTACCGAACTTGTAAAGGAAGACACGACCTTCGTTCTCAGGATGAGCAGGGTCACGCACAACATAAATGTTTGCATAGTAAGACAGTTTACGCTTTTGCTTACGAACAGTCTCTTTGTCTGCATCAATGCCGCTGTTCCAGAGTTCACGGTTGTACTCAGATACAGGATCTTTCTGACCCAGAGTAGTCAGAGAGTTCTCAATATACCAACCACCAGATCCTTGGAAGGCGTGAGAATACATCTTGACCCAAGGCAGTTCTTCACCATCAGGTGCAGGCAGGAAACGGATAACAGCATAACCGTTACCAGTTTTATCCATTTCAGGTTTCCAGAAACGCTCATCAGCGCCTCCACCACCAGTGTTATTCATCTTTTCAACTTGCTTGACCAGTTTGTCGGTCAGAGAACCAAGTTGAGACTGCTTTTTCAGATTTGCAAAAGACATTTGGATTTCCTCGGTTTGTTTAGATTTGGCTTTTGTGGACTTCGTTATTCTACAGGTCTGTGCCTGTCTTGTCAATCTGTTGGCGCATAGTTTCCAGGAGACTGGACATATTATTAAAAACGATGTTCATATCCACATTTTGTGGCATTCCCATCATAGTAGCAGACTCACAGATTCGTTGCTTCATTTCCTTTGCTTCAGGATCATCAGACAAACTCATACGAGTATAAAGAACTTTTTGTTTATTCAACAAGCGTTCCAACATTTCTACATGATATATTTTTTCATCCTTATTCATTTGAGGAAACTTAAAAACATTTTTATAAACTTCCTCTTGAAGTTCAGATATTTCAGTCATCTCTGCGCGGACAACTTCTGAATCAAAGAAACTCATCTTTCTCCTAAAACTACTTGCTTAAGAATTTTCTTAAAACGAAATACATCGGTATTTAGAAACGGACCATACTTGGTCATTTTCATAGATGTCAGTTGCCACACTGGATCATCCAATTTCTTGTCAAATTTTCTTTTATATCCAAGAATTCTATCTAATATAATCATTGTCTCCAAAGATATCTTACCTTGAAGATGCATTTTTAATATCATAGGGTGTCTCGAACCCTCTATATGAAATAAAGAGTCAAAGTTTACATCAGCAAAAACTGTTTCTACTTCTTCCTTAAAAATATAAGAGAGTGACTGAATTTTCTTCTGCCACTCTCTATAGTTTCCTTCTCCGTTTCTAATAATCTCACCAATCCACAAAGTTTGTGGGTCACTACAAGTGATAAAATTAGAAACGAAAAAGTGTTCTACTTCTTTTTCTGTTTTTTGTCTTGATACCTTTTCAAACCAAAATCTATCTTTGCGTTTATAAAATGATTGGAGACTTGCTCTGGTTTTTTTATTATACTTATGATAATCGTATGTGCTCTTAGTAAAGTGATTCTTTAGAGCAAGATAAGTTTTATACGCCTCAAAAGGTGCCATTATAAAAAAGTAATCGCGTGAAAAATTTGCCGGATTTTTTTTCGACCAAAAATGGATTAAAAGATCAATTTTGCTCGGGAAGTTCGCTTAAGGAAGTTCAACTCCATTGCCTCGTACTTAATTTTTTCCTTTAACGGTTTTGATATTAGTTTTGGTACGGAATCAAGTTCAATATTATTTTGTTCGCAGAAATAAACTATCGCATCAATATAATTCATACCAGAATTATCACGAACAAGGTTTTCAATTTCTTGTGCAAACCGA